TTAGAAGAGATATATAGAGGTCTAATCTTCTGTACAGACCAAGCTAACCTAGACAACTATTCTGTAAATAAAGACGAGTATGTATCTCAAGGTACATATAATAATGATTTTGTAATTATATAATGAAAAGAAAGAAGCCACAAAGTAAGCCTGAAAGAAAAGTTCAGGATTCAGTTCACGTGATGCAGTTGTCCTCATATACAGCTCCAAAGGTAATGGAGGATAGTAGAGATAAATGGGTAGCATACGGTGAAGATAATAACTACTTCCAATACTTAATCGATAGGTACAACGGTTCTCCTACTTCGAATGCTGCTATTAATGGCATCTCTGAAATGATTTACGGTAGAGGACTAGACGCAGTTGACGAAGAAGCTAGTGAGTCTGATGTAGATTTAATGAAGGAGCTGTTTAAGAAAGACTGTGTAAGAAAGGTATGCTTTGACTTCAAGATGATGGGTCAGGCTGCAATTCAAGTTATATATAGTAAAGACCGTTCAAGAATCGTACAGGTAGAGCATATGCCAATTGAGACTATACGAGCTGAGAAGGCTGTTGATGGCATTGTTAAAGGATACTATTACCATCCTAAATGGGCTGACCTTAAGAGAACAGATAAGCCTAAGAGAATATCTGCATTTGGTTGTAGTGAAGATGGTATTGAGCTTATGTATATTAGACCTTATAAGGCTGGTTTCTATTACTACTCTCCTGTAGATTACCAAGGTGGATTACAGTATTCAGAGCTAGAAGAAGAAATAGCTAACTTCCATATATCAAACATACAGAACGGACTTAGCCCAAGTATGCTAATCAACTTCAACAACGGAACTCCAGAGAAAGAGCAAAGAGATGAGATTGAAAGAGCTATATACGAGAAGTTCAGCGGAAGTTCAAACGCAGGTAGATTTATATTGGCATTTAACGATAGCAAAGAATTATCTGCTACAGTAGAACCAATCATACTTAACGATGCACACAAGCAGTATCAGTTCTTATCTGATGAGAGTATGCGTAAGGTAATGGTATCTCACCGTATAGTTTCTCCTATGTTAGTTGGCATAAAAGATAATACAGGATTAGGTAATAATGCACAGGAATTAGAGACTGCATCACTACTTATGGATAATACAGTTATCAGACCAATGCAGGTTACTATACTTGATGAGTTTGAGAAGATACTAGACTATAACGAGATTGACCTAGAACTCTATTTTAAGACGCTACAACCGCTTGAATTTACTGATTTGACTAATGCTATAAGTGATGCCGAGATAGAGAAGGAAACAGGCGTTAAAAGCTCTGGGGTTAAGAGTGAGGAATCAACTAACGAACAAGAAGAATACTAATGGCAACAGCATTATTTATAAAGAGAGAAGACTTAGTAAAGAACACGGCTTTATCTGGTTCAGTAGATACTGATAAATTCATACAGTTCATTAAACTAGCTCAGGAGATTCATGTAAGAAACTACCTAGGTTCAGACTTATACGATAGAATAAGCGCAGATATAATTGCAGATACATTAACTGGAAACTACTTAACTTTAGTGAATGATTACATCCAAGATATGCTCATTCATTATGCAATGTCTGAGTATTTACCTTTCGCAGCCTACACTATATCTAACGGAGGAGTACATAAGCATAATTCTGAAAGCAGTCAAAACGCTAGTAAGCCAGAGATAGACACTTTAATTGCAAAGGAACGTAACTACGCAGAATACTATACTAACAGATTCTTAGACTACATGAGCTTTAATGCATCATCTAAATTTCCTGAATACTATAGTAATAACAACGAAGAGATATATCCCGACAAAGACACTAACTCAATAGGTTGGGTACTGTAATATGAAGAAAAAGAAAGCAGGAAGTTATAAGCCTAAGCAAAAGAACGAAATAAGGCTATCCAGTTACTTAGTAAAGAAAAAAGATGAGCTGGGGAAAAATATACGAAACTAGTCATTGGGGTTGCTATCCAACCTTTATGAATATAGGGTTTAACAAGATAAATGCTATTAGTACCTGTATAGCAGAGTACATAGCTGCTTTTGTAACCAATTCTAACGTAAGCATAGATTCAACAATACAAACAATAGATAGAACAGAATTTTAAACATAAAAAATGGCATCACAAAATTTAAACGTAGGAACAAGTGCAAACTCAAATGATGGGGATACTCTAAGGGCAGCCTTTATCAAATTAAAGCAAATGTTTGCTGAGGTTTACGGTCAGACGTATTCAGAACAAGGAGACTTATCTGGTACTGACTTTAAGATTAACGAAAGCAAGTTACAGCTTACTGCTTCTGGTACAGCTTCAGATGACGGTAAAGTATTAACCTACGACCATGCTACAGGAGGATTCTCTTTGGAGGATGCATTCACTGGAACTATTGGTGACATTACAGGTATTGTTGCAGGAGACGGTCTAACAGGCTTGTCTTTATCTTCTGGTGACGCTACATTAAACGTAGTTGGTGGTACAGGTATTACAGTAGCTGCAGATTCTGTTTCTCTTGCTACTTCTGTACAGGATGAGATAACTGCAAACACAGCTAAAACTGGCATTACTGCTACACAAGCTGGACATATTACAACAAACAACGCTAAGGTAACCAACGCAACACATACAGGTGATGTGTCCGACGCCTCAGGTGTTTTAACTATTGCAGATAATGTTGTTAACGCAACTAAACTAGATGTAACTGGCGATGGTACTGCGGGTCAACTTCTACAGTCAGACGGTGATGGCTCAATGACTTGGGTAACTGGTGTAACAGGAGATGTAACAGGAGTTGCAGCTGGTGATGGACTTACTGGTGGAGGTACTGGTGGAGACTTAACGTTAACGGTAGGTGCTGGAGACGGTATTACTGTTGCTGCCGATACTGTTAGTTTAGCTGCAGGTGTTGCAGGTGATGGACTTACATTAGCTTCTGGAGTATTAAGTGTAGATACAATTCAAACTGGAGATGTAGCAGACGATGCTATTACTTCTCCTAAGTTAGCAGAATTTGATGACACCTTTACTGCAGGTACTTCTGGAGATATAATCGTATCTAATGGTACTGATTTTATTCATGCAACTATGAGTGGGGATGCCACAATAGTAGCTGGAGGTGCTATTACAATTGCAGACGATGCTGTTGATGCTGATAAATTAGCAGACTCTATTAATACAGACATTGCAACTGGTGTAGCTAAGGTGTCATTTCCAGGCTTTGGTACTACTGCAGGAACATCTCTAGAAGGAGATACTGCTTTATTACAACTAGGTACTTCAAGTAGTACTGCTTTAGCGGGAGATACGGCATTACTACAACTAGGAACAACTAGTTCAACTGCACTTGCTGGGGATACTTCTTTGTTGCAATTAGGAACAACCTCATCAACAGCTTTAGCAGGAGATACAGCTTTACTTGCATTGGGTACTTCTAGTACAACAGCTTTAGTAGGAGACACTAGAGTAATTACTGCACAGGAAATTACTGACATTTCAAATAACAATTCTAAAACAAGTTTAGAAGATGACGCAGTTGACTATGATAAGTTGGCAGATGAATTTACTACTTCAGCAGCTATTTCAGCGTTAGACGTAGACTTTAGTTCAGCGGCAATATTTACTAAGACACTATCAGCAACAACTACACTAACATTTTCTAATGTAGAAACTGGAATGGTTAAAACTTTAGTTATTAGTGGAAATCAATCTTTAGTTCTACCTTCAGGTGTAACAATTTTAAATGGTGCTTACTCAGGTACTGCAACTAAAAACGTAATTCAAATAGTATCAACTAATGGTAGTACAGAGATGTTCGCTACCGTTTCAAATGTATAATATGAAAGCAAGATTAGAATCAGGTAAAGTAGTAAAATACTCACAGATACCAGACACTGTTGTGTTAGGTGGTGCAACTTATGTAAATGCAACAAGATTAACAGAATCTGAACAAGAGGGGTTAGGCTTCTTTGATGTTATAGAGCCTGTTTACGATTCAGTAATTCAAGTAGCACACAACCTACACTTTGACAATGCTTATGCATATACAGATATTGAGGGTAACGAAGCTACTAGAAGTGCATTTGTCTATGATGTAAAAGATAAGACAATTTCTGAAACAGTAGCAGAACTTAAAGCAAGTAAGATTAAAGAACTAAAGTCTTTAGCTCATAGTAAACTAACAGTTACTGATTGGTATGTTACAAGAAAATCAGAACACGATGTTGATATTCCTTCTGGCATTCAAACAGAGCGTTTTCAAGTGAGACTAGACGTTAGAAATAAAGAGGTGGAAATCAATGCGCTTACAACAAAGGCTTCTATATTGAAGTATGATATTAACTTCTAAATTACCTAAATGGCGATTAACGAAAGACTTATAGATACAGCGGTAGTAAGTGGCTGTTCTGCTGAACCCACAGAAGAAGGTTTACAACTTCACTTAGATGCCAATGATGTAGATAGCTATGATGGAGATGGTACTGAATGGATTGATATAGCGAACCACGAATACACACCTACTACAGATGTATCAGAGCATTTTAATACTGTAACTTATCCTGGAAATGGAGGGACAAATTCAATCACTGGAGTAGGTTTTCAACCTGATTTAGTTTGGATAAAA